GACTCCAGCGAAGCTGGCAGAGATAATTCGTGATACCTGGCCAAATATTTATCGCCCGCCAGCAAAAACCAATACAAACATTAAGAAATCATTAAAGGCGGAAAATTCTTAGCTTATTGTCGATTCTCTTGTGTCCCTTATGGATCGATCATGCACGGAGTTGACACCGAAAACCGCCTGCAGTTGCTGCGTAAGCTCAATCATGCCGTCGAGACATGTGACTTCGAGTTTTTTTGTGACCAGTGTCAAATGGGTGTGGCATATTTTGGCCAAGAAACGGTCAGTTCCTTGCTAAGTCGAGAGCTACCAATGCTTTTGGGGCGGAAGTTAACAGAGCGTATGCATGCGTGGATGCTAAATTTCTAAAACGGTGTCAAGGAACACTAACCTGTTCGGGATTTGCCTGCTTCGGCAGGCTTTTTGTTGGCAATATACGGCGACTAATCCAATAATTTAATGGAAGTTTTTGAGACTAAGTGGGAACAAGGCGAGAAATTAAATGGTCGATTGGCTATGATCGGCTTCGTTGCAGGCTTGGGAGCCTATGTTGTCACAGGTCAGATCATTCCTGGAGTCTTCTAATGCCTTACGGTCCTGGAACTTACGGTACGAAAAAGGGTCGTCCACCCAAAAAGAAGAAGAAATCTGGCAAGAAGTCAAAGTGAAAGTTGAAATTGTTCAGCGTGGCACATACTTTTTTTGGGTGATCGAAGATAAGGGACACCTTGTCGAGGGTTACACCACGAGTTTGATTGACGCGCTGGACGAAATCGCCATCGAACGGGGCGAAGCTACGTTTTCGCCGGTAGAATAGGGTACGTTCACCTCTTCGGAGGCGGAAGTAAGACAACGCGGAACGGGTTCGTTCATTCCATGTTGGAATTTTTGATTGCGACAGGAACGCAAACGTTGACTGAAGGAACGCGCTTTTGGTGTAACATTCACTACAAGCGGAGCTTCAATCATGTCAAACGCCACATATCGGGGTGTCAAGTACAACACTGACAAACCCGTCCAGGAATCGCGTGCCTGGAAAAACATTGTGATTCAAGAGCACCACGATAAATTCACATATCGTGGCAAGGAGTACACCTGGAAAGGTGGAAAAGATGTCTGAGTTGGTTCTGATCCAACGCCTGCTTCGTCAACAGAAGAAGGAAAAGGAGATGGACAAGTTCATCTTCCGTCAGGCACACAAAGCTAAAAAAATCGCATAAAAAAAAGGGGGCCTTTCGGCCCCTTTTTGTTTGTTCTGGGGATCCAGTACTCTAGAAGGAGTACTTGACTCCGAGTTTACCACCATATCCGTTGTCTGCGCCATCAACGCCAGTGGCAAGCGACAGCTCACCATAGACATTGACCTGCTCGGTCAGATCGACGCCAGCGCCTGCTTTTGCGCTAAAAACGACCTCGGTTGAACCACCATTCGGTGTCTGCACCTGAGGTCCTCCTTGAATGTAATAGGAGGCATTGCCGGCAGTACCTTCGTAACCGACGTGCAGGTCAGTTGCGGCACCGTTTGATTCAGAACCGGTCCAACCAGCATTTGTTTCTGCGTTCAGATATGGGCCAGCAATAGCGCCAGCGGGAGCAAGGGCGAGGACGGCAGCAGCCGCAGCAATGGACTTGTACATGGAAATAGGGGGCAGGTGAAACGTGGTTACCCCACGACCTACATACTACCGAGTTTTCAGGGAAGCCTTGTATATGTAGGTACGGTTGTCATGAATCCTGAAAAACAACACAAGAAATTATTCGACCTACAGACCAAAGCAGCACTGTCTAATACCAGAGAAACAGCGAAGAAAATCTTAAAAAAATACGAAAAAGCGTTGGCGAAGCTCGCAAGAGCGAGCCAGCTCTGAGGCTTGGAAATCTAGACTAGGGATATTCTCGTTATGGCTAGTCCGCTACTGGCTTATTACAATGGGCGGATTAAAGCCACGACACAGGGGACTGTAAGCATCGTTAATGGCCGCCCAGTGGCCTCAGGAGGCACGACTTATGTTGTTAAGTGTTATATCAAGCGTATTCAATATACAGGCGTTACAAGCGGCTCTAGACCGCTGCCTCTTGAGTCTCAACTTGAGGGAAGAATGTTGCCTGGTGCCAGTGGCGATTCGTTTTACTACCGTGGATTTGCGTTACAGAAAGCACCTTTAGGTTCCGGCAACTGGCTGGGTGACCTAAGTGGTTTGACCTTTACGGATATTACTGCTCAGGAATCGTTCTTACTGCCAGGCGGTGAGGTTGAATTTAAGTTTGGCAATGAAAAGGAAATGGTCGCGACAATACAGCGATCGAGTGGTGTCTTCGGTGGTGATGGTATTGATGAAATTCTTTACCCTGCTCTAGGCGGAGTGGAAATCCAGTTAACTGGGGCAGAGGTGCAAACTTAATGGTCAAAAAATCTAGTAGCCGATTTTTAAAAGGCAAACAGATTAAGAACCCTGGCGCTGCTGTCATCAAGCGCGTTATAAAAGCCCTGCAGGAGATTGAAAGTAACGAAGGCTCTGTTGAGGCTGGATTCAAAATCAAGAGTGCTGCAGACTTTACGGCACTCAAGACTGTTGCAAGTAATTTTAAGGAGGAATCAAATAATGCTCACACAAAGACGCTAGCGGCTCTAGCGCCAGAAATTAAGCAAGCCTTGACGAATGCGATGAATACAAAGGCGTATGACTGGGACTATGGAGATGGTGATATTGTGCAAACCGGTGCATTGCGTGATTCGGTTCAAGTAATAGCTGATCATGAATCTATTGTCGTTACATATTCGGCGTCAAGTAGTGGAGATGGTACTGATTACGCGGCGATAGTCTATTACGGTGGTTATATACATCCCTATGGAAATCCCAATGTCAAAATATACATGCCTGCTAGACCATGGATTAAGCATGTTTTAGTCGGAGGATATCCAGGTGTAGAAAAGTTTCCGTTAACAGATAGGTATTTTTATTATTTCGAAAAGTTTTTGATAGAGCAACTGCCAAAAGGCACAATTAAATAGGTATTCTATGCCGCTAGTCGATGAACTATGGCGCTTTTACCGTTTGTTGTACAACCTAAAAAGAACACCGAAAAAATCAAGGTTGGCAATGACGAAGTGGGTGTATTTGAAATCGAACGTAAAGGATATTTGTCTGTAGCTGAAAAATCTTTTGTTGAGAACGTTACTCAAGGTTCAGACGGTGTCTCTACTTTAGTTCGCCTAGCAAATCAGGTGTCAAAAGAATTTAAGGTTGCGCCAGAAAAGGCTTATGTAGCCATTACAGATGCGATCTCCGGCAAAACGAGCAGCAAATTAGCAAGCAGTATTAGTGAACAATATGCTGATGAATTAGCATTTGCGACTTCACGTATGGCCGAGTCCATGCAGCGCAGGCAGATTGCTGCGGCTACTATCTTGATCCAAACTCGTGTGAATCATGAGTGGACAATTCAGGACACAATGGATTTGGACCCAGTAATTGTCGAAGAACTCGGTCGCCTTTATGATCGAGAAGAGCAAAGGGAGCCTGTAAAGGTTGAGCCAGTTGAAGAGGCTAAAGAAATCGTGGGAAAGTCAACAGAGGAGAGTGGGGAGTAAAAACACCATTCGACACAATGTTTTGGGAACTAAAGGGCTTATACCCAGGTGACAGCGAATTTACTCTTGAGTCATACAGCAGCTTACCGTATGAATATGTTGTCGATGCTTATACAAACGGGATTAAAAATCGCAGAGGATATTTGCATCAGATAGAAGCACCTACGGCGTTGCTTTGCTCGTTGTTTAGCAATTCCAAACGAGACCCTAAGAAACAAAAAACACCATACAGGTTAGATGATTTCTTTTTGTATCAGCCTCAAGATGCGCAAGATATCCCTACCGGTATCTATGGAGCAGCTGCAATGAAGTTGATCGAAAGTAGGCAATTCCCGAACTGGGCATTGACGTTTTATGCAGACTTAAAAAAAGGTGCAGCAGGCGAAGCCCCACAGGTATTGGCTTACCAACACAAAAACGCAATCATCCTTGCTCCAGTTGTTGACGGTCATACCATAAAAGGCATGTTAATTGCTGACTATGTCGTGTCTGAGCATATTATTGAGATGCAGTCCAATCAAGGTGAAATTATCAGACTGCAAATGCCTAAACTAACAAGTCAGTACAGCGCACAAGAGGATGTCACTCTACAGATTCAAGGCTAGTGGCAAATTCATGGCAGTCATAAATATCGCCTGACTTAGGGATATTTGCCTGATTGGCTTCAATCCATGCACGAATTCGATACTCCCTCTCTATGGAGTAAAACTCTTGTCGCCCAAACCACTCAACCCAATTTTCTGATCCTTTTGAGTGGTTACAACGTTTGCAAGCTGGAACACAGTTGCTTGTACGATCTTCACCTCCTTTTGCTTTTGGTCTAACGTGGTCTAGGGTTAATGATGCATCATCGATAGGTGGATTGTCGCAGTATGCACAGCGATTTTGCCAGGCGTCTTTAATCGACTGACGCCAAAGCTGCTTAGCTTCTCTTCTTGTCATTGCCTCAAGGTGAAAAAGGTAGTCGTGGATCCTCTGCCGGACCGTTATTCCCTTTGCACTCATGAAGTCAATATTGTGACATTACCGCGAAGGAGTGAGGCAAGTGGGCTTCTCATAAGCGCTTTAGCGGCTGTCGTGTTTATAGTTCCACACATGGGCAGACTAAAACACGGATTTTTAGGTCGAATGGCACAAACTTTTGCCAGTACACCATTAACTATATATAACGTTCTTGCAAACGATAGTACTTTCTCTGGGCTTTTAGGTACATACACTTTTAGCGGTGGTAGCACTACAGATTCAATTGCAATATTAACTCCAGGAGAAAAACTGCCAAACCTCAATTCTCAAGTTGGTCTTGAGTGCATCATTCATGATGCAGGTGACATTAAAAGAATTGACTATATTAATGATGACTCTGAGCTTTTAACTACTTGGAAAATATTTTTAATTAGTTGGGATGGCTCTACTGGAAGCGACCTGAATGCCGCTGCAAAGCGTGCTTGTCACTTGTTCTATGGCAGTACATCTATTGAGACGCTATCAGTCTCACAGGGCCTTGGAGCACGTGTACAGACAATGATTTTAATTCCAGAGAACGGTGGATTACATCAGGACGCTGTCAATATCCTCAACTCTTTACCATAGGGCTAATTTGTAGGATACCAGACATGTAGGAACACTAGCTCAGTGGGGTGAATCCCCCATATTTGCTTAGTTTTCAGCATTCTGGAAATTCACCCATGGCCAATTACTCTGCAGCCTTCGGCTATAAGTTCTACTTGCTGCCCGTCCATTCTGACGAAGTCGATCTGACCTTTGCTGGAATCACGACTGGTACTGGTTTGAGCGGTGCTTCTACTGGCTTTTTAAAAACTGACAGCAGCTCTGCTGGCGATGAAGGCAATCTTGCCGCTGACAATGACACTGTTAGTTACGACAGCTCGACTGGTATTTTTACCATCGAAAGTCAGGCTTACGCAATGGATGGCACGACCGCCACTGACAAGCCTTTGAAAATGATCGGGTTGACTAACGCTTCTTTGGAAACTGACACTTCCAGTGAAGACGTGATCACTTACGATCGCACCACCAAAGGTTACAACACCAACATCGCGACCACCAAGTCCTTCTCCATCTCCTTAGAAGGTGTGGCTGACTTTAAGAGTGCTGCTTATCAGGTGCTTCGCCTGACTGAAGCTAATGCTGTTAACAACAGCCTGCGCGTTAAGTTTGCTCGTGTTGGTCCCACCGGCACTGACGAGACCATCTACGGCTACGGCACCCTTGAAGGCTATTCTGAGTCGATCGAGGCTGGCTCCGTGGTGTCCTACAGCGCAACCCTGAACGGCTACGGTCCTTACATCCTGGACGTTGACGCTAACCCTTGATAACAATCTAAATAGCTCAAAAGCCCCGCTACGGCGGGGTTTTTTCTTGGCAGACTAATTTAGTCTTTAGGAGACGGATGGCTGACTTTAGTATTGACATTCCAGTTGGAATGGATATATCTCAAGTCAATGCTGCCCTGAAAAAATTCAATGGTGACGTTCAACAAACAGCAAAATTCCTTACTGAATTAAATCAATCTATAAAAGGAGAGAGCAGGCAGATTGGCGTACAATTTGTAGCCAAAGATTCACTAAGTCCTGTTTTTAAAGCAGTAGAGACGAGTGCTGGCAAGAGTGGTAAGGCATTTGCAGGAAATGAGCGCCAATTAAAACAGCTAACAAACACATACAAAGGTTCTATCCTTTCTCTTAAACAAGGGCTTGCAGCTAGAAAACAAGAACTTGCTGGACTAAACAGAACAGACAGAAAATACAAACATGTAACACAACAAATTGAAGGCTATCAGCGAGCACTTAACAAGGCTAAAGGCGTTCAACAAGGGTCTATAACACAACTGCGTCAACAGCAGCAAAAATTTCAACAACTTGCAGAGACCTTACAGCTTGGTACCGCAGAACAGATCAGGTATGCAAATGCAGCCAAGAAAATTGAAAATCAGATAAAAAGGACAACTAATCCTCTAGGTCAGTTTTTTAGTGTTTTAAACAGAATCGCAACGGTACAGGCAGGCTTCACTGCGTTTGCCGCACTAATTGGAACTTTTACTGGCTCCCTAAATAAATTTATCGGTCAGCAAAAAGCGCTTGAAGGTTTCGAATTAGCCTTGAAGAATGTTGGACTCAGTACCGAAGAAGTAGCAGAACGCTTAGATGATGCAGCAAGGATTTCAAGAGAACTGGGCGCACCTTTAGAGCAGGTCGAGAAGTCATTCAAAAGAATGGTACCTGCCCTAGAGGCTGTTGGTGTAAATGCAAGCGATAGCGGTAAGTTTTTGGAGGGCATTGCTGCTCGTACACAGACCCTTGGTCTGAATACAGAACAGACCGGTCGCTTTATGGAAGCGTTCGCTCAAGTGCTTTCAAAAGGCAAACTGCAGTCAGAAGAACTTAACCAGCAGATCTCTGAACTCGACGGTGCTTTCAGGGCACAACTTGCTGATTCACTTGGCGTGACGACGCAACAATTAGAGAAGATGATTCAGCAGGGGAAAATAACCTCCACAGTATTTGTAAAGGCATTCAATGATATGGCAAATGGCTCGGAAGAGCTGCGTCGAAAAATCAAAGAGGGTAATCCAACTATACAGCAGCTGCAAAACCTAATTGCAGGAATTGACACGCAAAACATTCGACGCATTGGTAAGGCTATAGAGCCTGGCATCAAGGCGATCATGCGCATTCAAATGGCTTTTCTTGAATTCGTAGAAACCTTAAGTCAGTCACCAGTTGGTGATTTCTTCGCGACCGTTTTCAACGAAGTAGCTTTAGGTGTACAGGATTTTGTCGTTATCCTCTTAGAAATTAAAAAAGCACTGGTATTTATTTTAGAGCCTCTTGCTGCCCTTACTAATCAATTTGGCGGCCTAATACGGGTTGCTACAGTTGTGGGTCTTGTGCTAGCTAAAGTTGCTGTTGCCCTTGCACTAAAAAAAGTAGTGATGGGTGCTGCTATTGCTGCAGGTGTTTTTACAAAAGCTGCTAGTGCCCTGGGCACTGCATTAGCATTTATAAAAGGAATTTCTCTTAAAACGTTTTTCGCTTCATTAATAGCAGGATTAGCGAAGGTCAAACTAGCACTGCTGCCCCTGCTCATCAAGTTTGCACCAATTATTGCATTATTTGCCGGCATAAATTTTGCAATAAAATTCTTTACTGATAAACAGAAAGAAGCCAAAGAAGCAGCAGAAAAAGCTGCAGAGGCCAACAAAGAGCAATCCGAAAGCCTTGAAGAATTAGAGGAGAGTCTTGATAAAACTAGTGAAACACTTGGTTTGTTATCAAAGAAAATAGAGACCGGTTTTATGGTCAAATTCGGAGATAGCGCCGAAGTTGCAGCCAATAAAACACTCGCACTTGCAGCCGCCCAACAGCGCCTTAATGAATTTAATAAAGACAACCTGAAAACGCAATTAGAAATCGCCAAAGCAAGAAAGACTGGCGATAAATTTACTGAGGAAGACAAAGAGACATTAGTAAACAGGCTGGTCAAAGATTTAGCAGAGGCAGAGAATGCAGTAGCAAAATCAAGTAATGAAATCTCAAATATCATACAAGAAGATCTCGAAAGAACTTTAGATTCAATATCAGCCACCGCTAATGGTTATCAAAAGCTTGCACAGACAATTAGCAAAGGATCCGCAAATATTGCTAATGCAACAAGGGGTGCATTAGGTGATGTTAAGAAACTTGCGGATGCCGTAATCGAACGCGAAAAGAAAGGTGCAGGACCCCGAAGGCAGGAGCAACTTGAACAAAAACGGGTCATACTTGCCGCTAAGATAAATCGAATTGAAAACACTATTGCAGAAACAAGATTACGAACAGAGTTCAGGATTTCTCAACTAAAAAATCAACAAATCCAGTCTGAGTTGCAGGCAAGAGCAGTTATGGCTCAACAAGCTGGTGATTTTGCAGGAGCAGCGGCATTACAAGATCAAATTAAGCTTCAAAAGCAAATAGGTCAAGAACAAAAGACTATCTTTGACCTTGAATTAGATAGACTGAATCTTCAAAAACGCCTCAAAGATGAATTGATCCTGCAGGAAGCTCTAGAGGCTGGTATGGCTAAGCGGTTTCAGAATCGCAATGTGCGAGAACAACAGATTAGAAAGGAATTAGGCTTACAAAAGACAGAAATAAAAGATATTGATAAATTATTGAATAATATTGCCCGCAAAGGCACTAATGATATTATTAAATTAGATTCAAAAGCCATTCAAGCGGCTGAGAAAGGATTGCAAAAACAAAAGACTGCAGTAGATCAAATTCGTGATAGGCAGTTTGAATTAGAAGGGATTAGTAGTAAAATTAATAATAACACTAGTGATCTTGTGCATAACCTGACGACTGTTGAATCAAAGATGGGAGGAGTTAATACAGAAGCAGCTTCATTTGCAACCAATATGTCTGCTGCTGCTAGAGAGGTTGACAAAATGATCAGTAAGCTAGGAACTGGTAACAGTGCGAGATTTATGGGTGGTCCTGTTGAAGGTGGTCAAACATATCGAGTTAATGATGCCGGACTAGGCCGTGAGGCATTTATGAATAAATTTGGTGACATTAAAATGTTGCCAGCGGCTTCTAATATGAACTGGACTGCACCATCTAGCGGTACAATTATTCCCGCAAAACTGGTTAAGGCGATGCAAAAGAACGCTGATATTAACGCAAACATTTCCGCAAAACAAACTCGACAAACGCCCAACATCTCTAACATTGCATCTTCTGCTGCAAGTGGTGTTTCTGGCAGCCTAGCTAAGCAACTAGGCTCTGCGGTGTCTGGATCTACGTCAAACCGTATCACCAATAACGTAACGATCCAAAGCCAAAGTCCTGTTAATGACGCCTCTGATTTAATGACCAATGTGGCTCGCATGCGCCTTCGTAACAGCCGGAGGTTCTGATCATGGCAGGTAGCATTACAGTCAGCTATGGAAGCAACTCTGTCGAGTTTACAGACTTCTCTGGAGATGATCTGCCAGGTCAGACCTTAGGACAAGCATCATTAGAATTCACACAAATTGGTTTAGGCTATTCTCAAGGACCGGCACGTCGACAAAGAAAAATTTGGGCTATAGCGGCTTTTGCTACTCCAGTGCAAATAGCCACTTTAAATACAATTTTCGATGCATGGGACCTTGCAAGGTCGACAAGTGTCAACAATGCACTTGTTAATGTAGTAGATGACTTGCTCAGAGAAAAGACTGGCAACAGTAATATACCTGCGGTATCTACGCAAGCGTTTTTTACAACACCGCCAACGGTCTCACTAGTCGGATCTTCTAACAATTTTTATTTAATTAGCTTTGGATTGACGGAGGCATAATTAAATGATAAATACAACAGCTAAGATAAGAGTCTTTATTAACGGATCAGACTATACTGATTATTTGGTCGAAGGTTCTATAAGTGACGATTCTGCATATACAAGCAATATTATTACTAGCACTGGAAGCTTAAAGCTTGCCGGCAGTTCAAGCGTTTTAGATTTTAACAAAACCACCTTTCCTGTTGGCAGTAATGTAACCATTTACGTCACCTTGAGTAATGGTAGTATGTCGCCATTGCCTAGAGGCAATCTTTTAGTTTTATCATCTGAAGTTGACATTAAAGAGCCCAGCATAACGTTTGAACTCGGTTGTTCATTAAATTATCTCTCTGCAAGAGAAGCAAATTACGAAGATGAAATTGAAGATCTAATTCAAACTTTTATTCCTCAAAACGTCAAAAAATCTTTTGTTGTAGAAGAATTTGACATATCTACTTTAAATAATCTACTTGATATATCGGGTCTAGTTATATTTCAAGATGCTTATGGCACTATACAAAGTGTCGATAAGTTTGGTAGCGATGGGTTAGGAGCAGCGGTTGCTAGCGCAAAACTAGTAAGTTTCGATAAACACTCAACGATCGATGTTGACAGCATAGGAGGAGCAATTGAAGAATTGCCATCAGCAATTATTGCACAGGCAAATACAGAAATTGATGTAGAATCACAGGGATCAACCGGCGTTAACGGCGGCAATCAAAGTGTTAATGGGTTTCCGCCTCCATTTGTCACTTCGGTGACGACAAGAACAATAAAAATACCTGACTCATACCAAAACGATCCTTTTTTTGGAGTTAGAAATATCCCAGATTCTGCAGAGTCACAAACTGAAGTTGTTCCTGGATGTGGTTCCATCTCAGATCCAGAAGTCTCCGCGGTGCAATATGGATTTACTGTTACAGGAAGTGTAAGTGCTTTCGAGAAAGAGGTTCAAGAAACTGTTACCCACGGTGGTTACACCAGTTATGAAGGCCCAGGAAACCAGGTAGATTTTGAATATGATTTCGAACATTGTTCTGCTGGCACATACGCATCAGCAGTTCTAGGTGGACTATTGAACAAATATGTCGACGCTGCCAACGCGGAGAAGCAAGAGGCCCAATCATTCTGCGGTAAGGTCAACCAATCTTATACTGCGCGTGATGATTACGCTAGCAGACCACAAACTGTTGTTTATTATTACAGGGAAGATGTTAACGGTAACATGATTTTAGAAAACGTAGAGTTAGATGAAGAAAGCCAAGTAAATCAAAACGCAGCGGAATATTACGCTTGTGTTGGTGAGCAATACCTAGCAGCTGCCAAAGGAATTGCTGATGGGGCTGGTTTCTTAGCAAGTAATGCTACTATAGTTGTTGACGGTTATTTGAAAGACTATGGTTATTCAACTTGGAATACAAAAGAATACTTTTATGACAAATCTGATGCAGTATCGTCGACAATAGAGAATAATTACATACATCCTGCATCATCCGCTAAAGCGCAAAAAGCACTTGAGACTATTGCCTATGTCAAACGAAACAGTCCCAATCTTAGTAAGTTACGATGGTTTTATGCGACTGGTGGGTTCGATTATAGCCCATTTAGAGGTGTATACGGAAAAACTTTTGATAGAGTAGTCGATGGCGACAGTTTGATAAGTTCACATACGGATAGTAACAGAGACCCTTCACGTAACTTTAATTTAATTTTAGCTCGCAGAACAACGACAACTTATACTTATAGCGACCTGTATGTTAAAGAAACTATTGAAGTTGAAGATTTTGAAAATCCTATTAACAGCTACAAGCAAGTAAACTATTCATCTACTGGTAGTAGTAGCGCAGAAGAGCCTGATCGCATTGAAATACAAAGAGATGCCGATGGTAATATTTACAGCTCAGACACGGAAACAGAAAGCTTAGAACTTGAATACAAGCAAACTGTTACTTTGTCGGGCAATGCCACAAATGTAAGTTCGTCATGGCTCGGTCAACCAGGACCGCAGGACAAGGTAGTGAATCTTCCACTAGACTTTGCGCCAATAGTCCAAAAATACAGTAGTGCCGGCAACCCCTTGGCATTCAATCCGTCAAGCACACTATCTAATTACGAACAAATTCTGCAAAAATATGCAGAAAACGAAGCTAAAAAGATAGCCGCTGATAACTCTGGATTCAGAATCACTGAATCTGGAACTAGAGCTGAATTGTTTGGATATTATCCTTATTATCCGATAAGTCTCAATATTGCAAGCCTTGGGAAAAGGTATGGAATGAGAGCAGCCTCTTCTAGCTGGGTTTTCAATAAAGACAATGTTTTGTGTTCTATCGATTGTTTTACGACTTCTGAAATAACCTCTAGCGTTGATCAACCCGAGATTAGTCCGTACATTTACACAACAATTACCAAGGTAGAAGGTGTAGCAACTGTAGCAACGACGAATTTAAGCTTACCTTCGACAGCAGTCACAATACAAATGCAAACGTTACCAGCAACCGGAGCGTTGACACTTAATGGCAATACAGTTGCGATTGGCGATATTATAACTGTTGCACAAATTCAAAACGGCGATTTAGTATATACCCCTCCAACCAATGACACAACAGAGCTTGACTTTTCCTACGAGGTTTTAGACACAAATGGCAATGCTGTAGGGTCAGGTGACGATATTTTCCCGGTTGATCAATATGTTTTCGTGGAGACTGCATTCGCCGATGGCGGTGAGTTTACTGACAATACAACTAATGGTGGGTATGCTGCAGGCGCAGGCGACTTTGACGCAGGAACAAGACCTGGAGGCAATCAACCTCTAAATGGCGGTGACTTCGATACGGGCGAAGAAGTTTTGGCGATCGGACCGCTCCCTAGTTCATATGGCGCTCATGGCAACGGCGGTGTCGATGTCGAAAGTGTTTATGGTAGCAATGTAGTTGATCAAGACGGAACAACTATAGGTACTGATCAATTACCTGGACCGGCTGGTGACAATCAGGCGTTATTGCAGATTGAATTTGATTTCAAATTCAAAACTATCAATAAACTAAAAATTACATCTGAAGTAATCTTGCAGCTCGGTTGGGATTACGGATTTGTTTCTCGTAGTACTGGCACTTCCATTGACAATGGTACAGTGACAACACCTATAAATTATAATTTGGACTTCGGCACAGTCGCGACTCCATTAACTCCAGCGCTTTCTTCGTCAGTTAGCTAGTGGAATACTACTTTGAATTGAAAGATCAATGGCAGTCTTAACGTCCGCAGAAGTTGTTGATCAGGCTGAAGCTGCTTACATACAAGGAACTTACAAAATTGCTCTAACCTATAACTTAACTGCTTATACAGACGCGGTTTCACTAGCTACGGTTGAGACCGATGAGATAAATACAGGTGATGGAGGCTATGCAAGACTTAGTTATAACTACAGTAGTTCTGATTTAGCGACATATAAAAACGGTCAGCCTTTTACAGAAAAAATTGCAGAATTCGTCCATGATGGATCTTCCACTGAAATTAGATTCAATCATGTTGTTTTACTCCGTGATGTGAGTGGTACAGTCACAGTTGTCGGTTTCCAGACTTTAGATCAGGTTGCAGTCCTGACGAATGGCAGTACCGCAAGAATAAAAATCAACATCCTCCACGGGGCACAATAATGAACCTAGAAGATAAATTAAAACAAACATCAGATACATCTCGCCTAAATGCTATCGATGAGGCTTATAAAGGCAATCCATATCAAGGATCAAACTTTAAGGCAACTTGGCAGGGGTATAACCAAGATGGTCATGCAGTAGTTAAATATAAAAACCGCACTTACACAGCAAGTAACATTGCTGGAAGATCAGCTAAAGCCAATAAGAAAGTAGTGCTTAGAGTCGCTAAAGGGAAAAAGCAAATAAATTACTGATATGTCTCTGCAAGATAAGATCAGAAGGTTTGCAGAAGAACGTCGAGCTATGATTGAAGAGCTGCTCGCGCAACAAAACAAAGCAGATACTGCTAAGGTGACATGGCAGGGATTTAATAATGATGGATACCCTTTGGTAAAAAAAGGAGACAAAACAGAAGCCGTCGATGGACAGGGCTATGTGTCAAACCAAAAAAATAAATCAATGATATATGATGATGCAGGGAGTGTGGAATATTTCAAAAAGAAAAAGTCTAGGCTATCACGATATCAAAAAAATCAGCCAGAAGCAAAGGCCTCTGTTACTGCTAAGAAAAAGACGAGTAATCTAGTAGTCCCAGACGCTGGAAGCTATGCGATTGCAATTGTTACGCCTGTAGAAGCAGACGTTACATGTATTGCAGTTATTGACGAAAACAATAACGCAAATACTGACTCAGCTTGGGCTGCCTTTAGACAAACTTATCCACAAAGAAAGTTTTTCTTGCTTGAACCTCTAACTAGTTACCAAGATACTTTATATGTGCCTCCTGCGTTTTCAACTGATGTTAATGCTCTTTGGCGAACAGTTGACGTAGACCCAGCCGTAGATGATTGGTATGAGATAGCAAATTTACAGTACAAGCCATATGGGTCTCAGGTAATTTTATTTATTGACCAATCAGGCAGTATGACGATTGCTGATGTTGAAGATTCTTACCTTCTATTTAAGCAAAAATGCATAGCAAGAGAGAACAAGGTCGCAGTTGTTGACAATACTTCTGAAGACTATATCGCACCTTTTTACATAGCAGACGACTACTTCAATGTGCCTGGATATCAGTCGAATTGGCCACAATAAATTCAAGGAATACTAGTCTAGTCTTTGACCATTAGTCGTGGGTTTGCAATTCAGAAGAGGTACTGCAGCAGACGTAACTTCTGAAACGTTCATCCCTGCGATTGGCGAGCCTCTTTATGTCACCGATGAAGAAAAATTATATATTGGGGACGGATCAACTGTTGGAGGAAATATAGTTGGTGGCGCGGAAGATTTAAAAGACCTAAGTGATGTACATCTTACAACAGAAGACGTACGAGCTATTCAAAGTTATAACGTAAGCAGTAATACTGTAACTATAAATACGACCACAGGTAATCCTTACAAGGTAGATCAGCAGGTCACAATTAGTAACGCTGCTGTTAGCGTTTTAAACGGCACTCATACCATTAATAGTACGCCAACTGCCAACCAATTTACATTTGTTTTAACGACTGCAGACGTTTCTAACACTGTAACAACTGGAACTATTACTCCTGTTATCCCAGACGGTGCTTTATTAGCTTTCAATACGACTAACAACCGCTTTGAGGAGAAAAAAACCAGCGAAGCAATAGGCGTTTTATCAAACCATACAGATGTAGATTCTTATGATACTAGTGGCTTTTATACCGACCTTGGCAAGGTTCTTAGGCTTGATACCGATAATCAGTGGAGTGTCAAAAGACCAGGAGAGTCTATAAGGTTGACTTCTGGTCAACACTTTTTTGGTAATGATTTTGCTAATGGCGCAACTCAGAATATTTATACTGGAAACGCAGCAAATTGGACTGAAGATTCCGGCAACACTGGTACAGATCTTCACTCAGCAAATCCAGGATCAATCCCTGCTCCACCGTATGGCGATGCCGCTTATGACAGCACAAGCCATGACTATGACCCAGTAGGCTCTTTTGTAGATTCCAACGACTTTACTCTAGATTTCTGGCTGTATATACCTACTGGTCAATCAGCCACTGAAGAGGCGATGCTGTTCTACGGCGGTAGTGGTTACCCACATTTTGTGCCAAGGGTTTCGACTACTTCATTTAAGCTCCAAAGTTCTGCACAACCGGACGGAACTGTAGGATCATTTGACTGGCCGGTAGTTGAATGGAGCGGGTGGTCTTCTACTGTAGACAAATGGACTCATTATTCCGTTGTGAGAAAAGGTGTCGACTTCAGGCTTTGGGTTGATGGTTCTGACAAAGGTAGTGGCAGCCTAGGCACTCAATACACATATACTACAAGCCACAATTTTAAATTTAGCTCAATTACCTCATTTTATTCGATTCAATATGAAAATGACGGCGTACTGATCGGCCCCCATTACTTTGATCTCAAAAAAGCACATCGTGACCCACTCGGCGGCAATATCCAAGTACCAATCGAGCGTGTTGATTTTAATAATGAAAGGTCTGGTGTTAACCTTGTGGAACTTACGGATGTAACGCAAAACTCTTTTGTTGACGGAGATGTCCTTACTTATCATCAAGGCTTGTGGACTGTAAACAAAGCTCTTTATGGTAGGCTTTACTACAGTCAAGCAACTGCTCCCACTGGCACTGTTCAATATTCGGACAGGATTGGCGCCTGGACTGGCTTGACAGGTCAGTGGCGAGACATGACATATGCAAATACAACTAGTAATGATGGTCAAGGCCCATATAGTGCTGCTGCTGATCCAACACTGCTACTTGAAGATCAGATAGGTGGTATTAATATGATTAGCGGATTGCCCAAAGGAATTGTCAGGATAGACCTTGAGGCTGATTTTGTTTTAAACAATTTATCAGCTAACAGCTATAACGCACATTGGCTAGAGATTCTATGGCAAGATGGTTCTACTGATGTAGATTCCAGAACACATTTTGTTTTTCCAGCACATACAGCGACAAGCACTGCTATTACCATAACTCAAAAAACCTCAGTAATTGCATACAACAGAGCTTATGACAGTGGTTTTATTGAATGCAATATCGACCAAGAGCAAAATGCTGACTATTACATAAGTCGAGCAATTTTATCTGTAACAAAAATTGGCTGATAGGAACACTAGCGCGTCAACTAGGGAGTGATTCCCGTTTACCATGTCTGAAGAAAACACCAAAGCCCCCGAGATGGAGGCTGGCGGCACAGATCCTGTCAATCAGCCTAGTGCTGATGAGAAGTCTCAATACAGCCCTGATGAGGTAGCAAACCTTGTCAAAGCTTTGCGTTCTGAACGTGAAGCGCGTAAAACTTACGAGCGTCAATTTAAAGAGAAAGAAGCACAGCTTCTCAAACTAAAAGACGTTGATCTAGACCGGTATCAACAACTGGAAGCGGATGCTGCTCGTGCCGCTGAAATTGAATCTCGTTACGGCGAATCAATTCAAGCAATCGAGGAAAAGTATGGTCGACTAGCAGCTGAAGCTGAAACCAAGGCAAAAAGGGCAGAAACTCAAGTATTTGAGTTTCAAAAAAAATACGCACTGGAAAAAGTTTTCAATGCCGCTGGCGGTCGTACTGATGCTGCAGATGGCGTATCATTCTTTGATATGTTTGCAGAGCAACTTAGCAATCGCTTCCGTCAAGAGGCCGATGGCAGTCTGACTGTTGTTGATGCACAGGGCGATCCAGTTTTAGATCCAGAATCTGGCAAGAGATTATCTCCTGATGATTTTGTTGCCAGCTACAAGTCTCACCCTATTTATGGCACTTTCTTCAAAGGTGTTAAGGGCTCTGGGGCTGGTCTTAACTATGCAGGTACTGATGCCAATGGCATGCCTGTAGAAGATTTGTCACAACTATCTCGCGAAGAATTATTCTTGCGAGCATTCGGTTGAGATCCCAAGCCCCGAAAGGGGCTTTTATGTTGGGAAGCATATAATTTCGGAATTATATGTTAGAAAGCACCCGGTTTTGACTGGCCGTGATGGTTAGCAGGCAGGGTGTTCCGACTATGGGCGTGATGCCTGTA